AGTTATATCGTTAAAGGTTTGACCTTCTTCTATATAATATTTGAGATGTGTTCCAATACCCATGAAGTCAGACCCATCAAGAGCAACCCAGTTATGTAATCGTCTTGCAGATCCTTGATATGTGTTTTCGGTATATTTTGCCCAACCACCAAACTTTTCTGGAAAGCCAAATCTAAATCGTACTTTGTCACCATCTACATAGCCACCTTCATTACTTTCAGAGGTAATATCTGATATGACTCCTGGCTTAAATTTTAGTTTTGTTATTGGCATTATAAAGCACTCGCTGATAAGGTTCCCGTATAAGCATCGGTGTTAACACTACCAGTGCCACTATTAACAACAGCTAAAGCATAAGGTTGACTACTGCCATTATTCCCAGATATTGTCATCGTAATATTAAAAGATCCATCTGTTGAGTTTGTTGTTGTTATAGTATTACTTGCACCCGCAGCTACCGTAACATTGTCATAAGGATCTGCACCACTTAATACACAACTAATAGCTAAGTTATTTGTAAAAACAAAACGTCTATCATTACCTGATCTTACATATCTCCACCAAAGCCTTCTATTTGCAGCACCATTTAATTGATGATTAGTCGTACCTGAGTATCTATTGTGCCCACTAACTGAACCACTATAACCACCAATGCCTATATTTGCATATTCATCCATACGCAACTGACTTACTGTATTAGGACCTATTGTTGCTATGTATAATTGATATCCATTACCTACTGGAGACGATCCACCTTGAGCTGTATCTCCAATGAAACGAGCAGCCGTTGTTCCATCAGTAGTATTAATTCCATAGGCTGTACTAGAACCACTTCCAAAAATAGTAGATGCGTTTGGTGTACTTCCTCCAACTGTAGTTGTGCCTTGGGAATCTATTGTTGACCCATTATAAGCAAAATTACCAGAACTGCTATCTATATACTTTTCTACAGTTGTGTCTGTATCTATATTTGAAACCACCACCTGTGAGCTATCGGATGTTCCAAAAACAGTTGTTCCTGTATTACCAGTTGAGGCTACAGCAGCATTTGATGTTTTTAAAGTTGATTGAATATTACCACTGCCTTTTATTTCTAGAGTCGTGCTTGAATTTGTTGTTAAAGGTGATCCAGAAGAATTAAGTATAGTTTTGCCATTAGTATCAAGTATAATTTTTTTATGAGCAGAATCATCATTTAAAGTTAAATTACCAGAAATATTATCAGTTAATCTAAAAAATTGTATAGGCAATTTACTTTTAGCCGTTCCAGCTTTGTCATTTAGTGTACCTGCCGAACTTACTTCAGTAAATCCTAGACCCGATATTAACGGTATACTCATTTATCACCTAAAATTTAACTGTTTCTGTAAATGAAAAACCACTTCCATTAAATATGCCAATTCCTAATTCAGCACTACTTCCTAAAGAGATGCCAGATGATGTAACTGCTCCATCATTTGTCCAATCTATAGTCATGCTATTTGTAGTTGTTGTTTTATCAATGATAACATATTGACCCGCAACTAAATTTGTAACAGCAACTCTTACTGTTTGACTGCCACTTGATACTGTAAGTGGTTGATAAACTGAGGTAGCTCCACTAGGTGTTACAGTTACAGTTCCTGATACACTTAATGCATTTTTAGCTTCTACTAAGTTTTGATTAAAATATGTTGAGAAAGTAGCAGCAGTAGTTTGTCTCATTGTGCCACCGTCATTAGTGACAATACCATCACCTGCGGCAACGGCTGTTGTTCCAGCACTTGTACCACCATCCATAAGATTAATCTCTGTAGCAGTAGAAGTAACTTTAGTTCCACCAAAAGCCAAACCATCTAACAAATCAGTTACTGCTGCACCAGATCCTGCACCATCTGCAAATATTAATGCTTTAGATCCAGTTGGAACAGATACATTAGCACCAGATCCTTGTGTAAATGTAGCAGTTTGACCAGAATTATTATGTACAAAATACATCTTGTCTTGATCGTTAGGTGATATTGTAATTGTATTTGTACCAGATGGCGATCCACCTAAAACCAAAACCTTATTACCACCTTCTGATAATGTACCATCACTTGTTGTTAGTGTGTGAGTTGTACCAGATAGTGTAATAGCTCCAACACCATTAATTGCTCTGTCAAGTATATCTAAATTGTTGTTTGTGGTTGTACCCCAAGCTCCCGCTTGTTCTCCGGCACCTATTTTTTCTATGCCACTATTGGCTGTATATGTACTTGCCATGTTTACCTCACGCTTCTATCTCTGTCCAAGTCTCTGACCCAGACGGATTTACTGTTGTCCAACTTTCTGTACCACTTGGTGAAATGGTTGTGTATTCTTCTTCTGTAGCACCTGCATTAATATTCTCATACAATAAACCACCATCAGATGTTTGTGTCATATTAAAGTCTGTTGTTGCGACACCTGACCCTATCATAATACCATTTGATGTTTCTGTAAATGCTGATTCCATACTAGATACACCTAGATTAACTAGGAAAGCTGTTGATTCACTTTGTAATCCATTAAAACTCATTTCAGCATTTGTACTGCCAGAAATATACATTCCAGCCGTTGTTGCTGTAAAGTTACCATCCATTGTGGCAACACCAGACATAATCCCTACACCTACATTAGCACTTGATGATATACCACTTTGTTCTGATACACCAAAGAATAGTATTCCTTGATCGGCTATCGCATTTTCAGAAAAAGTAGTAGCACCTAACATTAATCAGCTTCCTCTATTGTGTTGCCTTCAGCTACCCATTCTTGGATTGCTTGGTAGTGTCTGTTGGCAGGGTCTAGTGGTACAAACATTTCTGTGCCATCTATTGTGGCTTTTATTGTGTTAAGTTCTGTGTACTCACTTATCATATATTTTGCTGATTCTATATTCATAAGATTCTCCTACAATTCTGCGTCTGCTATATGATTTTCACCATAAACATGGTCTGTGGTATTACCTGCTGATAAGTAATAATTAGCCATATCCTTTGCTAATTCATTCGGGCCACCGAAACTAAAACCTGACCTTACTTGTGATACTGTTAACGCAGGTGTAGCTCTCATTGTAGGTTGCAAAACCCAGTTAACTTGTCTATTAGTATCACCTATTTTAGCTTGATGACCCCACATAAGAGCATCAACAACTTGATAATATCTTTGACACAACAATAGTTCTTCCCCAAATGACCTATGCTCAAATGGTGTGGCTTGTGAGCCTACTTCCATTTGTACTCCAGTTATCATCCATTCATTTGCTGTGTTATCTGCTAAGTTTACTGTTTGAGTAGGAGCAACATCACCATTACTAAATGCTGTGTACGTTGACCTCTCGCTACCACTTGTAAAGAGTGAACCTGCTCCAAGTACCCAAAACAAAGTCAAACCCTCTCCGTTATCATCATTAATAACACCTGATGTGTCACCTTGTACAGTTATGTTTTTAAACTCCCAAGTGTTTGCACTACTAATTGTGTAGGACACAACTGCTTGTTTAGAAGAGTTGTCTGCTTGTTGAAACTGTATGTTATAAGTTCCTGTCTTATTTGACCTAACATAAAAAGATAGAGTTATGGTATTTGCACTTGATGTTCCATATGCAAGTTGTTGTAAGTTTTGACCTTCAATTCTGTATGCTACCCTCAACAAATCTTCAGAACCAAGAGATGCATCGGCTGTTGTGCAGTCTACCTTATATGAATTTTTAAAACCTGTAGGTGCAGTAGAACTTTGAGAAACTGTAAATGTGCCAATATTTGATGCAGCTAATTCAAATCTATCAGGTCCACCATATGATTCACCTGTTATGCCTGTAACGTCACCCCTCTGTGCCACCTGCATAGCACCATTGATAAGGATATTCCTTCGCCCACCAATCTGACTATTGGTTAGGACTTCACCCATCTTTGCTAATTCTGCTGCTTTGGTCATGCTAAATCTCCGTGTATTGTAACACTAGCGTTTGTTTCAATGTCGTTACTAATAAAAAGACCACCAGAGCTACTATAACCCCCATCTATTTCAACAGAACTCGTAGCCTTGCTTTCAACAAATATTAAACTAGCTGCACTTGAAGATGATGTGTGATTATAAGTCACTGTCACATTTGATGAATAGTTTACACTTCCCATTGCATTAGTGTAGTTCAAACCATATTCACCTATTCCATCGTCATCTATGCTAGAAAAATTGAAACTGTCAGGCAATGAAGCACCACCTGCAGCAATGTGTGCCCAAGCCTTTGCTGTACCCTGATTGATTGTACTCATAGCAGTAGAATTATTACTACTTGCATCTGTTAATGTGTTTACTCTTAATATACTAGCCATTATGCGAGGTCTCCAAATATATGTCCATAAACTCTATCTTCTTCATTTGCTGTTCT